GGTTGCACATCCGACATTTGTCGTTGCAAAAGATGAATTTCACAATTCTTCCTTTTGTCTATCTACCAAGCCATTTTGTGTTCAGAAATATCAGTTGCTCTTCTGCGATTTCATACTTTAATGCTGATTTCGCGCTGAAGAAAAGGTCTAGAGACGTACTGAGAGTCTCACTGTGCTTAACAGTGCCCGTGCCCTAATGCAGGACCTAGTGAAGACGGTAGCACCGATATCACTTGCGGGATACAAATGCATTGTTTTGATAGTCCCAGTTTGCCTCGCATATGCGGGCTGGGCTTATAAAGCTCCAGCGGATTGAGCATGGTGATTCTCCTCAGAATGGTTTTCTGAGTCTAAAGAGGACATGATCCCTGTTCATGACGATTACTGGCGCATATGCGATTGCCGACATGTCTGTTTTACGCAAAATCATTCCCTCTGCTCCCCTTCTTGACCAGATTGTTATGAATTGCAAACGCAATTGTTGTCGAGTTTGTGCTCAGGGCCATTGTTCCATGCGGGCCCGTGTGCAGCATCTCATCAACACTCGCTGCTCTGACGTCGTCGTTTGTTACTGCCTCGATGCAGTTGTCTCCTCCACAGCGATTGAGCATCTCGAGACATGTCCTTGGATGCAACCCCTCCGTTGCAATCAGGAGGAATGTGCGAACACTCGATTCAAGAATCTTGAGTCATTTTGTTCTCACGTGTGGAGCGCTCATTGCCATGGCAAGAGCAATTCTTGGCCTTTGTCCTACTTACGAGAGGACATTGTTGCCCAAGTTCAGACCTGCACTAGGTTCGACCAAATGCAACTCGATCAACTGATCGACAAGACGCGAAATAACACCTTCAGGCGTCTTGTCTTCAAGACTCTGGTTGTCGAGTCGAACTTCGCCGGAGCAGGATCGAAGTTCGAGATGCTGAAAGAGCATTACAAACTTAAGACTGTTCCTCTGTTCTCCCGAACGGGAGGCCGATTGGTGACGTATACTCTGAATACCTCCTTTGGATTTGTTGATGTGAAATTGAATCCTGTTGATGTTGATTTCTCTGCAGTGTTGAAGCGCATTCGTCCCTTGATTGTTCACCAAGCTCAAGCTTTGATGAATGTCAATGTCAAACATTCATTTGATCACGTGGAATTCAAAGCTCAGTGTCAAGATTTGCTTGAAGGGTTTGGGCTTTTGTCCAAAACCGTGGCCCAACAAATTGTGTCCGCTTGTTGCAAGTTGTTTGTTGCTTTTCGCATTGGGTTCTCCGACCCTGCTGCTCTTGCTGCTCTGTTGATTGATTTTCTGTGCACCAGCGGCGTTGCCTCGGAGCTCGCTTACCAAGCATGGAATGTCGTTCAAGAGCATGCGCTGAACATGTTCAGTCGTTTTTGTACATTTGTCCAACCCCAAGTTGGCACGGAGCTCATTGTGAGTGTTGTTACTGTCATTATCACGTGTGTATCTGTTATTGTTTTGTCGCGACTTCCCCGAGAGAGTGAAATTGCCGACTTCATGAAATCAGTGACTGCATTGGGCAGTGCTGTGCGGGGTGGTTCTTTTGCCTTCGATGGGATTGGAAAGCTTGTGAGCCTTGCTGTCAACAAGGTTTTCCAGATCCAGCATGGTATCCCTACGGAGGTCGCTCAATTGGAAGAGATGGTCGAAGGCATTGAACGTTGGTTCGTTCGCGTGCAAACTATGATTGAAGAAGGAATTTATGAGCGTCTTGATAGGGATCCCGCTGCCTGTACAGAGGTTGTGGAATTGTATCGGCAAGGTTTTATATTCTCCAAGCAAATTGGGGAATTGAAGGTTGGTGCGAAGCTCGCTTTGCCTTTCAATGTTCATTATCAGGCATTGAAGAAGCTTCATGAGAAAGCTGCGTCGTCCAGCGCTTTCACTGGTGGTGCGCGACAAGAACCTCTCATAATCTGCTTGTCTGGACCCTCGGCTCAGGGTAAGTCCGCCTTGATGTACAGTGTTGCTACGGAGTTGTTGAAAGTTAAGGGCATTCCCAAAGATATTCATGGTAAGCCTGATATTTCGCAGGAGATCTACGCGCGGACCGTTGAGACTGAATTCTGGGATGGCTACAAAAATCAGCGTATTACTCTGTTCGATGACTTCCTGCAAATTCGAGACAGTGAATCAGCCCCGAATCCTGAGATTATGGAGCTCATTCGAACAGGCAATTTGACGAAGCTTCCTCTACACATGGCAGAACTGTCGGACAAGGGAGCTACTTGTTTCAACTCTGAAATCGTCATTTGCACGTCTAATCAAAATGTTCATGAGTACTTTCCGAAATCGATTGCCTGCAAGGAAGCATTGCGACGCCGTTTTGATGTCAATGTGATGGTTCGTGCGAGAAGGGAAGTTTGTGTTTCTCGTGATGGTGGATACTACCTCGATGAAAGAAAAGT